ATCGGCCAGCTCAGGAATAGTTCGCTCTAACGAACGCCTAACTCGCATCAGGTTTCGCTTTGCTAGAGACATTGTAGCGGAACCAGTCAGCAAACGAACCGAGCGGTTGCGACAGATAATCCAACATGTCATGTCGTGAAGCAGGGTGGTCTTACCGGAACCAGGTGGCATATTCATTACCACGTATTCCTTTTGGTCCGACTCTAGGAGTTTTACCAGTTCAATACCGGCTTCTTCCTGCCACGGCGTAGCGATGCGACCAAAATACCGGCGACGGAAGTAAGCAAAATCTTCTAGAGAACGCTGTGCTTCGGCAGATAGTCGGTCATACGGCTTTGGTCCGTCTAACTTGGCTTCTGCTTTTAATTCTCGGTAGTTAGCCGCCGACGAGTCGATGCCCTCATCCGCACGTAGATTCTGCGCGGCCTTCTCAACACGATATGCTGTGGCCTCAGAGAACTTCGCCTTGCGAGCGCTTTCGGCAATGGAGAAACCCGCTGCGCGTGCTTCAAAGTACTTCTTCCGTTGGACGGGTGTAACGGCCATTAACTATTTAATGCGGTTGTAAGCAGTCCGGTCACTCGGTACGCTGGCGTATTCCCATAAATCGTAAAGACACCGCCACCGCCATCGCTGTAATCGCTCACAGCAACGACGAGGCAGTAGTCCTCAATGACCGGCATCTTCCACTCTTCTTCATCGAGAAGTTCGGAGTTGATGCTAGTTAGAAATTTGGGAAGATTCGTGTCAAGCCACTCACGGAGTGAACTGGCAATCGAATCTTCGTTAGCCATTAGGCGGCTGGCGTCGTAGGCGCAGGCGTGGCCGCAGGCTCAGTGGCTGGCGCAGCCTGAGCAGCAAGCAACTGCTGAACAACGTGGTTGGCGCCAATCAGGTCTGCCTTGAGCGTGTGTTCCTTGACAAAGTGCAGGGCTTCAATGCCACCGGCAATCAAAGCTGGAACAGTAACAGCAAATGCCTGAACAACTGAGTTCAGTTCAAACCCTGGGTGAAGCAAAGCCAGGATTGACGATGCCGCAGAAATCACAGCAGTAACGTGAGTGTTAATGGTTTTGGTCATACCGTCATTATACACAAAGACCCCCACCTGTTACGGCAGGGGTCTTTGAGAAGCACGAGTGCTACTGAGTTGTGCGACTTGCACCCTCATACCTTAACACACTTTGCGGAGGTCCTAAAAAATTTCTGAAGCACCGAGGTGCATACGCACAGGGACCCCCTGGCCTAAACCAAGGGGTCCCTGTCGCTTACCGCAGTTCGAACCGGATTTTCCGGTAATCCGAGTATAGCAGAAAAAGGGGGTCAGCGCACCGCCGACCGCATACAATTCGGACTAGTACTCGTCGGTCTTTGGCGGGTTGTCGCTAATAGGTTCGCTGGAGAACTTCTCGGCAAGAGCTGCGCATCCGGCGCAGTTACACATCTTGTCACAGCCACAGGTGATGCACATTATTTTTTCCTCGCTTTTCCGGCCTTGGACAGAGCAATGGCAACCGCCTGCTTCTGGGGCTTCCCCGCCTTCATCTCGGTCTTAATGTTGGCCGAGACTGTTTTGGCAGAGCTTCCGCGTTTTAAGGGCACGTACAAGTGTATCAGCGGTGATACCAAAAAGTTACGCCGGAAGGACTTGCGCCGCGCCGCGGATGGTGTATCATGGGTACATGGGTTCCGTGAACACACGCCGTTCCAACCGCCGCGCCTACAAGCGTAATAAGGCAGAGAAGGATTACATTGCGGCCATGAACGCCAGCAAGGGCGGTGTCACCGTTACGAAACTCTCCCCCGCCGAAGTATCGGCCATGATTAAGATTAACTAACAGCTGTACTCAGATATGTCTCCCACAGACTAGGTGGGCGTGGGTTGGAGTCCCGGCGGGGTGGTTGACCGTACTTAGCCGGTTAGAGCGGTATTAGGTTGGCGCACGTCTGAACACAGATGAAACGGCAAGAACTACCGACTTGGTTCACAGCCTCTCCTTGCGCCGTGCGGTGGTAGCAGCCTGTCGAGAATTACAAAAAGGTGAGGGAAAGTCGGGCGAGTTGTTTTTAAATGCTTTTAACCCTTGCTAAGAAAATGCGATGAGGACAGACGGTTAGCAAGGACTACAGACCCGTGCGATGACCCTGGGCCATGAAGCCCGTTGACAGTGGTTTTGCTAGTACAAATTAAAGCTGGTTTGACAGACGCCTTTGTCCCGAATCTGACGATTCGTGACGTGAGGAAAAAACAACATACATACAAAGGTTTTGTTTACAAAACTAGCCAAAAAGCCTGGTCTGTATGGGATTTGGCGATAATGACAGTTCTCCGTAGACGGGATAAACACTAGCAAATAACACCCCCGCCTCGGCACACCCCCCCGTCATACATCTGCTTACCAGATAGTAGGCGTGAAGGCATCTGTTATCAGGGAACGAGATGGGTTGGCTTTCACCATACCTAACCCATATACCCGACCTAAACAGTCAGGAATTAGCACTCTCACCCCGTGACTGCTAGCACTCTCACCGACCGACCGCTAGCACTCTCACCCCGTGACTGCCAGACCGACACCCCGAAACACCTCATCTACTTACCTGATAGTAAATTAATCCCTATCACGTAGCTCGATATCGCCTCTATCAGGGCTGTAAGCCTCTCCAAGCCCTACAATTGGCAGGGGTAGGCAACCCTATTGCCAGACCAGTTACCGGCCGGTAGAACGAATCCCGACTAAATTAGTCATCTATTACCCCTAGCTATCTGTATACTAGATGTATTACACCTAAAAAACAGAGATAGCCGATATCTCTATTTTTGTGTTGCGTTCGTTGCCTATGGCGTGTAGTGTGTAGTTATCAGGTGATGGACACCTGATAGAGAAGAAAGAGGGATACCCCTATGTCTAACGAGAATTTGCCAGAAACGATGCTCCCTGGTGGCAACGATGCCCACCAGGTGACCACATCACCAGAAGAGATGGTGACCATCTCCAAAGAAGATGCCGCGCGCCTAGCACACCTTGTTTTCATCTCCCACCGCGATATCAAAAACAATCCGGTTCGGGAAGAGATGTTGCTACTTGCGGCAAAAATTGGATTTCGTTACTAATTGTTTCACGTGAAACATCAGGAGAGAGGAATAGAAAGATGATTAAGCTTATTACGTGTAAGGAGTGCGGGGCGCTTGTTCACCGCTTAGAGGTATTCCCTAAGGGAGTGTGCGTAGACTGTCACGCTAAGACTTTCACTATGCCGACAGCCGAAGAACTTACGAAGATGTGGGGAGGTAAGTGATGACATACATTACAACTAGGTTCTATCGGGAGCACGATGAAGAAATTACAACGTGCGTTCGATGCGGGAGCAGGGTTCACCCGCTAGAGATATTTAGCGCCCGTATCGGGTGCTATGAGTGCCACGAACAGACAGACAGCTAGAGAGGAATAGACTAATGGCAAAGTGGGTAATTAAGGGTTGGACTGGCAACCGACTATGGACGGAGTTTGGGAGCAACGACCCTAACCTATCGTTCAACAGTTTCTTAGAGGCTTGGGACTTCATCTACACAACTAAGCCGGAGCCGGAGCAGGGTTCGCCGGAGTGGGTAGATGGCTGGTATGATGATTACTACGTGGAAGAACTAGAGGAGCAGACAGACAACTAGAGAGGGACAACCCGCCACCGATTAGGGACTAGGCAAGTGCGAGACTTGCGGCGGGTGCTACTGTAGCGACGTGCTATAGTTAGAGAGGCTAGGCGTAGAGAGCGCATAGTCATAGAGAGAGGAATAACACAATGGATAAGATTACTAGCGTTCACGTGGAGGTGCGTGAGTGGCGTGATAAGACTTATGGCTCCACGTATCAGAGCGCACGGGTTAGTGCTAATGGTGAGTGGGTATTTAGTCTGGGCTTCCAATACGGATACGGAGACCAAATTGTCTACACCGCCGTTAAGGAATTGGCTAAGCGTGGTCTAGTGGTGAACGAAGAACACCGAGCTCCCTCATACTCACTACGGGAGCAGGGTATCGCTCTGTATGTCTCTAAGTCATCAGGGCTTAAGCGTGAGATGTTTAAAACATCAGAGCCGGAGGGAGGCAACTAATGTTAGTAGCGCAAGTATGTGTAGACTGTCTGGTGATTAGTCAAAACGGGACTAATGGACTGGACATTAGCCGTGAGGATATGGAGCGAATTACAACAGCGCTGGAGGGCTGGACTATCTCGCTGGACGAAGATACAGAAACACACTTCGGGTGGCTACCCTGCGATGTCTGTAAGTCACCGCTAGGTGGAGACCGCTTCACAGTAATCGCAGAATATGAGGGAGACAACTAATGGAATACACAATTACGCAAGGGTTCGACGGAGGATACGCCTTGTATAGAGATAAGTATTGTAAATGTAGCCTTCACCTTATCGGAGTGTTTAGAGAGTTGGAGACAGCGCAACGGGTTGCGGAGTTCTTAAGCGATGACGATAACAGCGAGCAGGGACTATGGCAGAAAGACAGCGCAGGGAATTGGGGGGCGCTGTAATGGCATACACGATTAAAAGAGCGCTAATGCCTGAAGGCGTGCGCTATTCGCTCTATAGCGGGAGCATCGACCTAATCGGAGACTTCACAAGTCTGGATACTGCTAAATATGTCGCTGAGCTTATGGAGTGGGGTCACGCTCAGGGAGAGGACTTCCTGATGGAAAAGTGGGAAGAGGACAGAGTAGGCACGTGGAGCATTATCTACTAAACAGATAACCACTATCTGCTAAATATATTTGACAACGCATTACCTATAGAATACAGTTAATACTGTTAGTCGTAGAGAGCGACTAGCACTAAAAAGAAAGAGGAATAGAAAAATGGCAACAGAACTAAATGTGGACTTTAGCCTCACCTATATAGTTAGCGGTTATAAGGGTATCGCTTGGACAGCCCTGCGGTTTGCGGAGTCCGATAATTGCGCTCACGGGAGTGACCGAGATGAGTGGCAAGACTGCTCACGAGGACACGCCGACTGCTACCAAGCGGTGTGCGGAGCCTGCTCTAAGGTGACGTGGCGTGACTGCGACGGGCCAGACGTGCTCGTCGAAAGTGGCTACGACTACGATAGGGTCGAGTGCGTAATGGTGGGAGATAACCGCATCTTCACCTTCGACGTGAGCGACCTCACGCCGGTTAGCGACTACTGCGCTGGGTGCGGTCAGACTGGGTGCGGTCACTAATGGCATACGCAATTAAGAAAGCGACTAGCACTAAAAGAAAGAGGGATAACACAATGACAACTGGACTAATTGAGGCACTTCACGAGAGAGAAAAAACAGCTTTAGATGCGCTCCTAAAATACAATGAAAGTATGGATTACCCCGTGCCAGAGGGCGTGTTAGTAGCCTTTTACGAAAATGATGCCTTTTACTGGGCTACCGAAGATGCCGACATCGTTATTCGAGCGTGCGAAGATGCTTATCAGGGCGAGTATTCTACCGGAGAGGAATACGCCGAGGAATACTTTAAGGCATCGTTTGATATCCCCGATTACGTGCGCTACTACATTGACTATGCGGCAGTGTGGCGGGACTTGGAAATTGACGGGTATTACATTACTGACGGGTTTGTGTTCAATGCGTAATACGATTAACGACTACCTCATCGCCGTGTTGTGTGTGGTGAGCTTCTTCATCGCCTACTACGCCGCCCGCCTTGTGCCGGAGAGCCACCCTATCTGGGAGATATTCGTATTCCTGATGACACCTATCGTCTTAATCAATATCGTTCTGAAGGTCGGAGGTATGCGTAAGTAAGATAGCGACTATCACTCAATTTAATTTGCTTTACCTGTAGTGCCGTATTAATTTAACTAACTGTCAGCCGTAGAGAGCGACTGACTTTAACCATAGAAAGAGATGTAATGAATAAGAACCCGTTTACAATTCCACCGGCTCACGATGAGAGTGTGTCTGTGTTTATCAAACTGACTGACAGCACACGTAATGCGTTGCGATACTACTATCCTGACGTAAGCGTCTTATCAGTTGGTCACTATATCCCCGCTAATGAAATTGAAGAACTGAAGCAGAAGCTCGCTCTCCGTTCTATCACTAGCGGTATTCGCTCCACCAAGACAGCCTGCACCAAGTTGGTGAACCTGCTTACCGAGGCGCAAAGCACAGTAGGCACAGTAGGCGTGGAGGCACGAAACAGGGCTATCTCAAATGCTCGTGTAGCCCTAGAGCGTGTAGCAAAGGACTTCACACCAGTCTGGAGTGCTAAGGATTACAGCGACCACTACCTAAAACTATTTGTAGGGTATGAATACAACTCACCCGTAGGGTCTGTAAAAATATCCATCAAGTTTGTGGTGGAAGATAACGTCCCAAGCGTCAAGTTCGGAGTTCGTCAGAATTGGGAGCTCGAAGAAATTGAGTGCGATACCTTCGAGCAGGTTAAGCAGACCGCTATGGATATGTTTAATCAGAGCATCGAGGCATACAAGTTGCGTGTTGAGACAGAGCGTGAGCAGGCACGTCAGGCACTTCAGGAAGCAGGTGAGCTGTAATGACTGTTAATTACGATACTGACGGGACACCATATATGACTGTCACATACACCTACACAGTTGATGTAATCGCATCAAACGAAGATGAGGCACGTATTTTTGCCCCGTTAGCCTTTAACGACCAGACGGGTGCTAATCCCGACAACTTTATTGAGGAGGTGCTGTAATGCACGTATATCAGTTTGTAGCAGTGGTGGCAGATGACGGAGATGAGGCTCTAGGCATTGTCGACGAAGTTATCCACGATAAGTATTCGCCCTTTAAGTGGTCAGACTGGTGCGAGGTAGGTGGACGTTGGCGTAATGAGTTTGGCGAGGTCATCTCATACGCAACCGACCCCGATGCCTTCACCCAAGCCTTAGAGCGTGCCAAGACCGACCGAGCGAAGGAGGTGGAGGATAATCTCAGCTACATCAAGGATTTGGCTGGACTTATCAGCGACCTAAAGACCTTTGACGGAGAGGTAGCGGACAGTAATAGCGATATGTATTGGCTAGAAAAAGCGATAGCGAGCGTTAGGGGTCACGGACAGCAGAACGCATACTTCTACGACCTAGATAAAAACACCGAGCGTTTTAACTACGTCCGAGGGCGCATCATAACAGCACCCAATAAGCAACACCTAATCGTAGTGGACTTCCACTTCTAAAGAGAAAGAGATACAAATGAGCATTAAAGAAATGAACAACGTAATCGGCAAGACTGGATACATCAAGGAGGGAGAGCTGGTGTTCGGTGTTCACGTCACGGACGTTAAGCAGTCGTATGGCAACGTGCGATACCTAGTGAAGCCTGCTACCGGATACGGAGAAACGTGGGTGAACGCAAGCCGTGTGGACTTAAAGGAGACACTGTAATGGCTGAGAAATACACAACGCAAGAGATTACTATTCGGTGGCTGGATACCGGCGAGGAATACAACGTGACTGTTGGTATGGGTCGGGCTGGTGAGTGGTCGGACTGCGATAGACACCCTCACGTAGAGTGCTACCGCTACTACCGATACATTACCGACGAATACGAATACGAGTGCGAGCCTATTAGCGAAATGAAAGATGATGGCATCTTCTACTGGTTCTTCTACAATGAGAAGCCAGAGGTGGGGGCGATGCTTTGCGAAAACGCAATGGTGGTAGCTGTATGAGCATCGTGGAGAAAGAGATGAAAGACCTATACGACCACATCAACCACTTGGGCGATGTCGTAGAGGAAGAGTATGGCTGGGGGCGTGGGCCGTTCGAGGAACTGGGGGCTGCCTGCGAAAGCCTGAAGTCAGAGATACTGTTTCTGCTGGAGAGTGGGCAAGCGTGATTAAGACCATACAGATTACTGAGGAAGAGTGGGAAGAACGCTACAAGCCCTTAGAACAACTCCTAGACGTATATGGCGAGGACTGGGAGCGTGTCAAGAGCTTTCAGCCATACAACGTCTGGACGCTCTACGAGGGCGACTGGGGACTGTATATCTTTAATGGTATCCACTTCGTGAACCGCTTAGGATATTACATCTGCGAAGAGAAGTGGACAGAGGGTGAACTTATCGAGGTCTACATCAAGGGAGATGACATTTATGATTAGGGCAAATATGATTAGTGAGTTTGCGGTCAGGTTTGACGGAGAGAAGTGGCGTGTAGTTGAGCCTATCGCCAGAAGCGTTGGCGGTGGCTACGCATCAGTTATGAGCTGGGGAGCGTTCACGCAGGAAAATATGGATAAATTAGAAGTTCTATTAGGAGATAAGGAATAAAGATGAGCGAGACTATTACAACGGACATTGTGGGCTACTTCAGTTTCGACTGTCAGCCGGACGGACTTTGCTCCTATGGCTGTGGCAAGCGACCAAACACCATTTGCGCCGACTGCTACGACCACAATGCGTGGTTAGAGCCGGAGAGTATCCCAAGCAATATGCACCCGATTATGGCGCAGGAAGCCTACGAAGGTTGGGCTGACGTGTGCGACCTGTGTGGGGATTTCTTCTAATGAACGAGGAAGAAACACCGGAGTTCTTGGAGTTGTATTACCGCTTAGCTGACGTTCTAGCGGGCGAGGGGTGCGACTAGCCCTGTATGCGCTATCTGTTGTCCTAGCGCACTATGTTGTAAGGTTTGTGGTTATACACTTCGGTAGCCACTTCACACCAGGCAACCATATTGCGTTCATCACGTTTATAGTGGTGGTAGGGCTGTGCGTATTTCTTATGAATATGTTTGCCAACAGACGATAGTAGTGCTATAATAAGTTTGCTGGTTCGGGGGTAGGACTTCTCCACCTGTAATGAACGACTTGTATCCCTCTTTCCAAGTGCGTTCCCCCCGACCAGCCCCTACTTCTTTCTCTTACGATAGCGAGCCACACGCACCTTAGAGGCAGCGTTGTAGGCATCTACACAGGGCTGGCAAAACTCGTGGTTGGGGTCTTTAAGCTTGCGCCTACGATGCCAAGCGTGACCGCTCTCTGTGCCGTGTTCGGGAGACTTCCGGTTCGGTGGCTCGTAGCCCAGAGACACAGCTACGATGCGTAATTCCTGATACGACAAACCGCCCCACACTCCCCACGCTTCCTGATGTTCGAGCGCCCAGTGTAGGCAATCAGTTTTAATGGGGCAGGTAGCGCAGATTTCGCTTGCCTGATGTGTGAGGCGGTCATCGAAGAAGAGGTCAGTCTGCCCGATACATCGAGCTTCAGACCAATTTGTCATTGTTTACCAGTCTGACTCTGGGGTCGTAGGCTTAGCGTCCTTGCCAGCGAAACGAAGTTCGTTGCCTACAGCGTCGGCCACGAGGACAGTCTTGGAGACAGTCTTGCCTTCTTTGTTTTCGTAGCGGTCTTGGTTCAGGTAGCCGTGAACGATAACACGGTCGCCCTTCTTAAGAGTGTTCACACCGGCAGCGAGGTCGCCCCAAGCGATGCAGTCGAAGTATGAAACGTAATCCTCATCGCCCTTCTTGCGGTTCACAGCGATGCTGAAGTTGGTGACTGACGTTCCCTTGTTCGTGAACTTCAGCTCTGGGTCGGCAGTCAAGCGACCAATCAAGGTGGTACTCATTTCTATCTATGCTTTCTATTCGTGTGCCAAGCGACACGATAGGAATTATATCAGATTAGTATCCAGCTTGCTTGAGCAAGTAAATCATTTCTTCGAGTGTGACAACTGCGTAGCCCAGACGGGCTGGCTTGTTGCGTCGTTTGATAACTGCGATACCCAGTTCAGCCTTAGCGTTCTCACGCTCTTTGGCTGTTTCGTCCATAATGGTCGAGAGGGTAATGGTCTTTAGGTTCTTACACTCAATGATAATGGCGTGGGCAAAGCCGTTCAGGTCGCCCTTATCCACTGTGTTGCCTGCGCCGTAGCGACGTTCGACGTTGGGGTATCCCATATCGTTAAACACTTTGGCAACATCACGCTCCCATTGAGAGCCTTTAGCCTTTTCAGGCGTTGTCACTTGTTCCCTTGATGCTGTCGAGAGCCTCACGCAGTTGCTTCTGGGTCACGCCAGCCTTAACGAGTGCGGGAACAAACTTGTTCATAAGCGCATCGACTGCGGCTTCAGTTGCTAGAACTGCGGCCTCGGTGCTGATTGTAATGTTTTCAGTCATGGCGCTAATTTTAGCACACGCTTGAAGTCTTTGGGCATAGGCACAGCTTCCTCATGTTCCTTGCGCTTCTGCTCAAAAAAGTCCTGGTCAGCGACTGGAATACGAGGGGCAGACACCTCTGTGATTTGCGCCTTTTTTGCGCTCTCTTTCTTGCGGTTTTCCTCGACCCTGCGACCGTACATTGTGCCGTAGTGCTTGCGGAACTTGGCCGGAGACAAAATGACGCTACTCCAAAATTCGTGGCCGAGGCACCACTGGATAATCATCTGGGCGTCCTTCTCCCATACGTCATCAATCCGCAGGCACTTCTCCATGTGGGCGATGTTGGTGACGTTGAGCTTGAAGGGACGGTACGAGTTGGCCACAATGCCATCGTGTAGCATCTTGCACAGTCGCTCTGCTGCCACCCAGGTTGGCGTCTGACGGCTTCTTTCGATAGAGGTGGACTCTAGGTATGCCACCATCTCTTCCACCTCTGAGAGCGTCAATTTGCCCTGCTGTATGAACTGGCAAAGAGCTTCCTTGTAAATGTCAGTCACAATACTCCAATGCTTTTGCTGCGTCACACGGCCACAGGTTGATGAGCGTGCCGTTGGGACCTTTACAACCGGCGCAGTAGTTCAGGTCGCCAGCTCTGCCGATGTTCTGAAACACGGGCTGGTGCTTCTCTCGTAGGGCTTTGATTTCGGTGGGGGTCATCGGTCTAGCCAGACGTAGAACGTAATCAGCGCCACGATAGGCACGAGGAAGAGCCAGAGTTCCCATGCGTACTTCATCGCTTACCGTTAATCAGGTTTGATATTGCGCCAATAAGAACGAGCGTAGACATAATTGCTAACAGCATTAAACACCAATCCCGTCTTTCTTACAGTCATGTAGGTCGGTCAGGTCGAGTAGGTGTTCCTGCGTGTCGGCACCGAACTGCTCACCACACTGGGCGCACAGGCTGGCGAACTTGAAGTTCTTGTTCCGGTACTCATCAAGTGCGATAGTCAGGTAGGTAATCATGTCCAGCAGGCTGTCCTCTACACCCTCGTTGGCGAGAGTGCCACCGGCAGCGGCCATCTGAAGTCGGCGCATCTTATCGTTGGCACGCATAACCGCACCAATCCACGATGAGATACCGAAGTCCTCGGAGCCACGAATATTGAAGTAGGGGTCGCCTGGTCGCCCGTAGTCCCGTGACTTCTTATCGTGAAGTGCCTGTACTTCTTTGAGGATTAAATTAAAGTTCATTTTGCTTTCTCCATTTTCTTGTTGCTTCTAATTTACAGGTCTTGCACTTCTTGTACCCGTGATACAGGTATGTGTTTTTTTCGTCGTAGGGATGGCTTTGTGGGCACGCAGTTCGGCGGTTCGCTTCGACCGCTCTACGGGTGTTCTCTTCTTGCGTCACCGGCTCTAGGTGTTTCGGGTTAATGCAGTTACGCACACGACACAGGTGGTCTAGTTGCATGCCCTCCGGTACCGGCCCGACCAATGTTTCATAAGCGAAACGGTGGGCATAGTTTTGTTTGCCATTGGCGTAGTAAGTTCCGTATCCATCGGAGCGCACAGAACGGTTCCAAAGCCAACACTTTGTTTCGCCCGCCTGCACTTCTTTAAGAATAAGTTCAAAGCTCATTGTTGTCCTGTTCTACTAGTCTCTGGAAAATCCACTCTACTACTGGTACTGCGACAGCGTTGCCCATCTGCTTGTAGCGAGCGGAGTCTGCCTGCTCGATGAGCCCCTTCTTCTCGTCAATGCGCTGAGCCGTCCAGCCGTCGGGGAAGCCCTGAAGTCGCTCGCACTCGGTGGGTGTTAAACGTCGAACTGTTGCAGGTGTTGCTACTCCGTGTCTAACCATTTCCTTTGTCAAGGTGTATGAGGGGCCGTTCTCTGGGCCGAACCCCGTTCCGTTTGGGCCGTTGTGGTCTTGACGACCAATAATTCCTCCGTGCATTGGATAGGCAATCATCGGCGTGTTATTGCCGCCAGTTCCCATGCGTGCGTTCATCGTCGGCACTATTTCATCACTCATGCGTATCCCATCTCCATGCGAGCCGGTATCAAAGATGATGACTGTTGCTCTTGATTCACCTGTGTTGTCCATGATGTTCAGAGTTGGAATAGTGGCATTTTCAGACCAGACTTCTGCTGGAAGACTGCCATCAGCAAATCTCTTCCCTGACCTCACTGTCTTGACCCACCACGACACTCTCTGTTCCTCTCTTGTATTGAGTTGCGTTAAGAGTTTTCAGTTGTCCCTCTGTGTCTCTGGCAAATCCTGTTTCACCGAACACATGAGAGCCTGTTCCAGCATCGGTGGCAGTGTCTTTCCTCTTCGGCTTGCCCTCTGCAAGATTCCCTTGCAGGCCTTCGCTGAGAGCGAGTATTTCTGCAGATGTGTCCCCTCTGTCTCCAGCACATCCGACAATGAAGACTCTACGCCTACGCTGTGGGACTCCAAAGTATTGAGCGTCAAGCACACGCCAGCTGACACCGTACCCCCTGTCAGTAAGCGCCCCGATGACGACTCCCATATCCCGTCCTCCGTTTGATGACAAAAGACCAGGAACGTTTTCGAGGACGAGGTACTTCGGCGAAAGCTCATCCACCAGTCGTACAATCTCCCAATATAGGCCGGAGCGTTGTCCGGCAAGACCGGCACGTTTGCCAGCGACCGAGAGGTCTTGGCACGGGAAACCGCCGGTAATAATCCCTCTATCGGGAACGAATCCTGCTGCTCGGAGTTCATCTCCACTCACTTTCGTCACGTCCTCGAAGTGTGTGGCTTCGGGGAACTGGTGCTGTAATACGCCTCTGGCGTTCTTGTCGATTTCTACTGTCGCTACTACGTTGATGCCGTTGCGATGCATAGCCAGGTCAAACCCACCTACGCCCGCAAAAAGGGATACCGCTGTCAATGTCATCGGTTAATCCCAAATACAAATGCAATCGCAGTCATGGTCGCAATAAAGGCTACGTTAATCACTCCATCTCACAATCTTCTAGTTCCCTGAACGTCACAACCTTAGTCTTGTCGCTAGGGCAACGATGTGCAACCTCAATGGCGATTGCTTCCACCACGAGCAGGCACTTTGGGCATCGAAACGTCTTAAACTTTTTGGACATACTTCTCAGGTACTTTCCCTCTGTATGGTAGCTGCTGATTCTCCGGCTTGAACTGCGAGCCACACCCCTTGCAGAATACAAAGGGTGTGGCGCACAGCGTCAATAGCCACTCGTGGCGGTGGCTCACTTCAACTCAAGCAGAACGCCAGCAATCTCGGCGTCGCTCAACTCGGACAGCTTGTTGATTTCCTTGCCGAGAATCTTCTCCACTGCTTCCTTGCCCTTGATTGGCTCGCCGTACTTAGCGGTCAGGCGGTCACGCAACTGGGTCGTGAGGTCACGAGATTCCTGTGCGTGGTTCGGCGCTGGCTTGGGCTGGGTCTGAACCTTTGGTCGGCTGGCTGCGTTGCCATCGTCATCGTCATCGGCCACCAGGCCGAGGATAGCCATGTACGCATAACGTCGAGCGTAGGTGACTGCCGACCCCTGACCCTGTGGGTCTTGCTTAGGCAGGTGCAACGGCATCTCCGACTCAATCCACTGACCCGACTTGTGAATCAGGGAAGTGGTGAGCGTGTCGTGCAGAACATTAGCGTTATCGCTAAAGCCCTGCTGGAACGAGATGCCCTGAGTGACAGCAAGCCCATGCTTCGCCAGAACGGGGCTAGCCGAGGCCACCACGTCAGGCAAGGCTGCGTACTTGCTCTTGAAGAAGGGGTTGTTTGAACCCTTCGGGACTGCCGAAAACTCGGCCTGTGCTGCGACGAGGGCTGCTGCCAACTCGTTGATTTCTTGGCTTCTAGCCATTATTGGTTTTCCTTTCTGGTTGTTAATTCAGAATCCATGATGCGAACCTGACCGGCACCGTCTTGTACGCACACTGTTTTAAAAGCACAGTAGTCGCACTGCCAAAACTTGCCGGAGTTGGGATTGAGTTCAATAGCCTTGCCATTGTCATCAATCGCAACACGGTCGGCCAAGTAGCCTTTGTCAATAGTCCACGCCAAGCCACGCATACGGTTCATCTCTTCGTGGGCGATAGGACTCCACTCTGACGAAGGTATGTAAAACTCGGCCAAGAAGCGGTTGGTGCCTTCTACGCCCATGTTCGCTGCCTTGTTCTTCGACAGCGCCTCGAACGTAATGGAACCCATAACCAGCCACTCAATAGTCACGTCAGGGTTTTCGGCCATGATGCCAATGGCGTTCATACCGGCCTGTGCGATTGCCTTAAGAGCTGGGCCTTCTCCTTCGCTGGCAACCCCACGCATACGGTTCCAGCCCACCTGCTTATCGAACGAGTAGGTTCCCATCGTCTTAAGTTCGTAGAGAACGTGCGTCCCCTGCTTGTGACTCCAGCCGTAGGTAATAAAAGGTTCCAGTTCGGCGTAGGCGATGAGTGCGTCACACGAGCCAGAAGTTTGCTCAATCTTTGATGCCACCTCAAACTGCGCCGAGGGGAACTTACGACTGATGCAGTCTTGAAGTGCCTCGTGGATAATGGTGCCGAGGCCGGTAGCCCAAGCGCCTGCTTCGTCCATTGGCTCGGTTGGTTCAGCGCCGAGGGCTGCGTATCCCTGCTGTCGGCCACAGCCAAAAGCAGATGAGTAGCGCAATGGTGTGCCCATTGCCGTTGGCTTTGGGATTGCTGATTTGACGTGCAACTCTTCAACAAGCGCACTTGTAATTAACGGAGTTTCCGCTTTATACATTTGTTCCTCTTTCTGTAGAGATGTTTATACGGTACAGCAGGGGTGTCACACGAGTCAAGGATTAATTTTCAAACGTGTCGATGATGTGCTTCTTAAGCACCTTCAGCCGTTCCAAAACAGCTGGGTCCTTCAACGTCACCTCGGTGTAAGCAATAGCAACCATGAGGGTCGAGTACTGCGATGCATCAAGCGTTATTTTGAATTTCATTTTGTTCCTTTCTCCATTTGTTTTTGAACTTACGACGGCCACGAACAGTCAGCCCACCATACACCCCGTGTTGGATGTTGTTGTCGTAAGCATAGGCTAGGCAGTTTTCTTTCACCTGGCAAATGTTGCAGTACGACAACGCCAACGCAATTACATCGGGGGCGTATTGGTTTTGCTGATTGACTTTGGGGTGGAAAATTCTTGAGTCCACACCGCTACAAGCAGCTTGTTTCATCCATTTGGTATTTTGCATGGCACCGAAGATACACACTCCGGTGGGTCATGTCAAATTAGCCTTGCCAGGTGATGCCGTACTTCTTCTTCATGAAGGTTTCTAGGCGCACGCCTTCATAACGGCGACACAGATAATCAAGAGAGATAAACATTGGACAGTACGCGCCACCCTCGACTTCGTGCTTAACGACGAGTCCTCGGAAGTGGGCGTTTCCTTGTGGACCTTTGTAATCCTCATCGTGTAGATAGCACGCTCCCGCAACCAGTCCGTGTTGTGACTTGCCTGCCACAAAGCGGAGCGAATAGCCGAGCGTTTGCTGGTGCCCCATCGAGAACGAGTGTCCGATGCTTTTGAGTCGCGAGTCAATGGTGCCTCCTAACGGCTTGCCGGTCATAGGGTTGTAGAAGTAATGCGAGTAGGCCACGCCATCAAGCCAGAGGATGTCCAAAAACGGCACCGGCTTCCAGCCCAGCGCCACGTCATTGAACTGCCAGTCACCGACCACACCCTCTAACTGGGCGTCGGCGTTCACGGCTCGGTTGATGCGGTCCTCATGGTTGCCACGCAGGATGTAGCGTTCTGGCTTCCAGCTGGCGTGCTTGGTTGCCTTACGGGTCTTGTTCAGGTCAATCAGGGCTTGATTCAGGACAGTAAAGGCTTCGTTGCCCGCCTCAATGTCGGCCACGTAGCGTCGGCCTTCCATTGCTTTCTTGCCCTTGTCGTACATAGACAGAGAGGGCATATCCCAGTGGTCGCCTAGGTGGATAATCTTGATAGGCTGGTCTTTAAAGTGGTCAACGATATACTGACCAATCCAGCGCAAGTGGTCTGTTGGGGCACCAGGCTTAGCCTGAGTGTCGGGGATAACAACGTGTGTAGCAGGGATAGGTAAAGCCATAGCAAGACCTCCTTGGTCATGCTGAGTTTAGCATTACAACGTTGTAATTACAACCCTTGCGTACAAAATTGTGCTATCTCGGCGGGGGTGCAGGTATACACATCGTTCAGGTGTACCAGCTTCTCAAAGCCACCAAACCACAAAGCGGCGGCGGCCAGCCCTGAGCAAATCCACGTGTCGCCACGCCGGAAACAGATTGCCTGCGGGAGCCACATATCAAACGCACAGGACAGAATCGACAGCCACGAATAGGCATCGCCCACTTGAGCGCGAGCAAAGGTCAGCACCTTATCAACGTCGACGCCAGCGGGCAGGGTGATGACTTCGTATCGGCCACCAGGTGCGACCGAGGACAACTTCTTATCGTTGGTCACGCCGTGGGCTTCTGCTTGGATAACGTACCACTCGCCATCTACCTCTCGGTCAAGGATAGCGATATGGTTCCACTCGGAGAACTGACTATTCTGTAGTCGCTTCTCGGCAATGCGGATAGCCCGACCGAGGATACCCGTTGAGTGGCACAGGACCAAATCACCGGCCTTCATGAAATTCCTCTAAATCTTCCTCGACCTTTTCAATGAGGCGCTTCAGCTCAGAGAACTGGTGGTCCTCCATCGCCAGAATCTTACGGATTACTTTGGCGTCGGCTTTCGTCTGCTGGTACATGGCAATACCCACGACCAATTCAATCAGTACCGCCATGTATGACGCCGTGAAGTTCCACCACTGAAGTACACCCGCCGTTCCAATGCCCCAGCAAACCACCGTAGCAAGAGTCACGACTCCCACAAACTCCCAGCGCCGAATCGCGTTCTGTGCTGTCCATGACAGGTGTTCCCCCAACGTGATGTTCTCGCCCGTAATCGGGTGCTTCCAACGCTTCATTACAGTCCTTCGTGTGCGCCCAAGTGTCGAGCCAGTTCCAGTTTTACTTCGTCTAGGCTGCGCTCAATGCGGTCAATCGCATCTCGCATAGATGAGCCGTGATTGGGCTTCAGTTCTGCCTGTAGTTCGTGGAGTCGCTCAGTGACCGAACGGGCCAAAGCATTGTGAATCACACGCCATACACCGACAAATGCGCCTGCCACCACAACGATTGCTTCAGTGATGTACCAGAAGTTCGCTGAGGTGAACATGGCCGCCATCATGCTTTCGGAAGGCGTGGGGTGCCTTGAGTGTTGAAGCGGAGGTAACGCTGGGGCTGGCGCCCGTCCTGCGATACGTGGACAAACGAGGGGTCGCCCTGCTGACCCATGCTGACAGTCAAGGGGTCTGGGCCAGCCTCGACAACCAGAGCCGTGTGCCAGCCGGTGCCAGGACCATAAACAATGGCGTCACCAGGCTGAACCTGTGCGAGTGGAATCTCGGTGCCTGCCGACAACTCGGTGCCGGTATAGCCCTCGTGCGTAGCAAAACCTGCCTTGTTGGTGGGGTCGGTCGCACAACCAGCAATCCAGTAGCACCACGTCACAAACATTGAGCAGTCCATGAACATTGGGAACTTAGGTGGGTACACGCCAATTGCTTCGGCGCGGTTAGGGCCTTCCGAATAGTTGAAGTGTGCTTTGTTAGCCACGGCCCACTTAGCCCAGGCCACGATAGCGTTACGGGTATCTGTCATGTTTGTCCTTTAGTTTGTGTTTGGCTTGTTGTAGGAGTATGGTCCAAGGGTCTTGATAGTGACAACGCAGTCACCCTCATACCCGTTTTCGTAGTTGTCTCGGCGCTTGTGAGGAATCCAGTCCAGTGATTCGATAATGGCAATACTGGCGCTTAGCGGGCCTTCCTGATACGTCACAAGGTTTTGCGATTGGCGTAGCGATTCCAGCCAGTAGAAGTTGTCGTAGGGGTCCATGTACACTTCCACGCCATCTACAACGTCGACGGAGAACAACTGTAGGACCACGCTGATGTTGGTACCAGACACTACGTTCGGGAACGATTTAAGCGTCCAGCGGTACAGCGTTGGCGTTGTAAGGCCAGATGTACCGGCGTTCAGGTTGATAACAACTTGGAACTGTGATGACTTTGGACTCTGCACACCCGTTCCAGCAACGCCAAGACTGTATTCCTTAATTGCGGTACCAATTACGGTTGGCGATGAGAAAGCAACTTGGTTGTATGGAAAAACAGGATTAATCGTTGTAAGGGTTTTGGCAATAGCCGGTTCAAGCGGTTCGCAGATGACGTTAGCCTGAAGCGTTGAGCTATCGGGCGTGACACCGCCGTACTCAAAGTACACGGGTGCCTTCTGGTCGGGGATGCCGTAGTCAAAAATAGACGTGGTGATGTTGCCGGTAGGAACATACTGGGTGGCCGTAATGCGACCATTGGTGTTTGTGGCGTAGGGAGTGTAAACGCCTAATCCGCTAACGGCAATAACCGGCAAGTTGGTTACTGGGTTCCACGCCAACGAGTTAATCGTGCCCTGGCCAGTCACCATAAGGTCGGAGGCATACACTGGGGCAAGTGGGTCGCCGTTGATGAACGTGGTCAAGTCCATCTTGCCGAGGCCGGTGCTGGATGAGTCGTAGTTGTTCCACGTAAACCAGACGAAGCGACCATCGCCAATGATTGCCGTGACGGGGTTGTTCAACGGCTGAAGGATGTTAGGAATCAGCGGTCCTGATTTGAGGTCGCCGGTAGCCGTGGCGGTCGGGTCGTACACGCTCAACGTCTGAGCCATACGGATGCCTCGGTTGGTGCCGATGAAGATGAAGTTTAGGTAGGACTGAACGCAGACTGGGTACTCGTCCGGTGACATTGGCAATGCCTGAACTGGCGATACCAACTGGAACGGCTGGGCCACAGTTGCCGTTGATACCGTTGCGGTACCGCTTGGGCTGGTGGTGCTGGCGCCGAGAAGGTCAGAGCGATAGATACAGCCGTTACCCTTTGAGTTGTTGCGGTTGCTGTATCCCGCAAAGTAAATCTGGGTTTCGCCACCGACTGCGCTAGACCAGACCCAGTTGGGGTCTTGGTGCGTCATCAGCAAGTCAGGCGTAGTCCCGTTGCCGATTGAACCACCGATAGTGTATGAACCATAAACACTTGGGTCTGGGGTTGTACCGCCAGCAAGCTGCAGGGTTAATGTGTTGGCACCGCCTTGACCAACGTATTCAACGGTGTATGTACCGTTGTAAAGGCTTGTTGAGGCAAGCGCCGTACCGCTACTAAAACCACTAGTGCTAGAAATTCCCGTAGTTGTAATCCAAGAGAACTGATATGAACCAGCATTTATAGAAGAAATTGTAACCGTTTCGGTGTAATGGGTAGTACCAATAACAAAACTTACGTTAATGCTATTGCCCACGTTTAAACCATGTGGCTTTGAGCCAAAAGACGTGGCAGTAAGTGTGTTGCCAGAAATGCTTAACGAACCAATAGTCACCTGCGTTTGCGTATTGTTAATGGTTACACTTTGACCAACAATAAAGTTTGCAGTTGCTTCGGCAACAGCTACTCGAAAACCAGAACCTATGTTTGAAGTAGAAGCAATAGATTGTGTTACAACCGATGTAGTAGGGCCAGAGCCATAGATAGGCGCGGTAGTACTGCTTCGTGGCTGGAAGGCATACAAGTTTGGGCCTGATGCGGCAATGAGTTGGTCGTTTGCCCACGCGACCATGTTGTACGAACCAGTCGTAAAGTTGGACCACGTTGAACTGAGGTTGGGCTGGCAATACCAAATGCCCGTGTCAGTAGCAATGTAGAGATATGAGTTGGCCGCCGCCATGCCGTACAGGGTGCCAGGTGCGTATGAAGCAACGCCACCGTCGCCAGTCGTGTTGCCGTACCAAGCGGCACCAATGGTGCTGATGCCAGAAAACGTCTTAATCGTTGTCATGCTGGCATATCCAACGAGAGATGCGGTGCCAGGGTTGCCAGACTGCGTAACAGTAAACTGCGTAGTGGATGATGTTGCCACCGTCCACGTGCCGTTGTATGCGGTTGGAGTACAGCCCGTAATGTTGATTAACTGGCCAACGACAGGGGCGGTGCCGTTGTTAAAAATGGTGAACGTCCACGTTGTCGAGTTTGACGTAATAGCAGAAATAGACCACTTGGTGCTGGAACCAGTTACCATGTAACCATTGCACGAAGCAGTCATAATGTTGGTTGCCGTATTATTTACTGCCCTGTACGTGTCGGGCAGAAGCGTGGCTTGGTAGGGGTAGTTGAATACGTCAACGCCCTTGCTGGAGTAGAAGCGAGCTGCGCTGTCCTCTTGGCGGTGGTCGAGGTACTGCTGACCAGCACCATCGTTCCAGTCACGTTGCTCTCGACGCCACAGACCCTCTGTGTTGACTGTTCCCTCACCCATGATGTTCGTCATCTGGATTGCTTCACGCTGACCAGGGATAGAACGGTGACGGAAAGCCTCACGACGATACGGCTCAAACGAAGTGTCGGCGGGGAACGTGCGTGTTTGTGGCGCGTAGTTTCCCGTCCCGTCTGCGTAGGGGGCACCGATTGTATCCGTAATGGATACGCTGTATGCGCCTAAGCCCGCAAGCCCTGTAGTCGGCGTGTAGTTGATAGTCATTAGAGCGGGCTAACCCTCGTGTACTGGCGCTGTAGTCGGTCTGCTTCTTCGCTGATTCGCTGGGCACGACGCATGATAAGCGCATTGACTGAACTGGCCACGGCACCAGGTGCGACTTCCTGCGCCTTACGTGGGTCGGGCTGTGACTCCATGAAGTTGCGACTGATTTCACGGGGAATAGTCAGGTCAATCTCGGCACCGAGTGGTGGCAAGTCGGCCATGGTTGGTACCATGTTTGGTACAACAGAGGTGCTGTAGCCGTTGTAAGGTGGTGCCTCGTCGTTGATAGCAGGCGTGTTGATAATCGAGTCGGTAGTGTTTACCAGCTTGATGAACGGGGCCGTGTAGGTCACGTAGATAGGCAGACCTGGCCAACCTGGTTCGTATAGCACCAGTCCGTTGCCCGATGGGAACGCAGCGTCGGTCGTGCCTTGATTCCAGCGAATCACCTTCCAACGGCGAATAGGTGGGAACGTGCGGTATGGCGGAGCAATGCGGTAGCGAACTTCAATAACGTCGATGAAGTTGGCAGGCAGGGCGCCGAGGTCATAACCGGCAAAGACAGGGTTGTATGTCAGTTCGGCCACGCCCACGCGGAACAAGCCGTTGGTGGGGCTGGACAGCGAACGCAGGTCATCGTTGATGGCCACGCCAATGTCGTAGCGCGAGTAACGAGGGTTGATGTAGGCAAGCGTGTTGGCGTTGTGCGGGGCGGTAGCCGAGCCGTTGTAGCCACGCTGGACAGTCACGGTGCCGTAGGGAACGCCCGTGTATCCGCTCGATACGTATGGCGTCCAGTTCAGAACGTACATAACTTCCATGTCCACAGCCAGCAAGACACCAGGCATGATGCTGGTGGTCTGCGAGCCGGTCAAGACAAAGCTGGTAGCACCTGAAGTAATGGGCGACGTTGACGGGGCGGCAGGGGTACCAGAGGCAATAACCTGTACGGCACGCTCACGGATGCCACCCATTGTACGGCGATACACCTTTTCGATAAGGTCGCCAAAGGTATTAACGCTAGAGATGCTGTTGCCGACTGAGATAGTGTCGGTCACGCTGGCCTGGTGCGAACCAGTGGCGGTCCACGTCAGGGTAATAACGCCGTTGATGCCGGTAGTGTCCAGCCAGAACTCGTAGTTACCAGCCGACAAACGTGCCACAACGCCGACTGAGGGGGTCGAGGCGCTGGTGTAGGCGATTGGGCCTACAGTTGAGCCGTTGTTAATCGTGTACGTTACCGATACGGCAGAGGGGTCTACCGCACCACCCGTTGACGAATCTGTGAAAGATACGTCAAACTTAACAATGTTACCAGACTGGTAGGCCATGGGGTCCTTTCGGGTACCTAATAATTATACAACCGTTGCCAGCGTATTTACTGAATCTGTCGTAACGGCAAGGGTTGTAGCGTTGTCGGAAGTTGTAGCAATGGTGTAAGAATTCTCTAAAGCATCTGAAGCGACAGTGGCCGTGACCACCGAATCGTTGGAAACGCTGGCGGTGACTGGTTGCCAGCTGATTGTGGCGATTACGACCGAGCCTGCCGACCCCAGCCCTGTGCTGGTGAACGTGTAGTTTCCGGCGCCTGTTGAGGCCAGTTTTGCCGTAGCCGAGCCGGAGAACGAATAGACCTCAACTGCCTTGTATGTTGGGTAGCCTACGCCCGACCCCGTATAGGTGAACGTGCCTGCGCCGGTAGCCCTTACGTTGCTTACTGAAGTGCCCGCAAAGGCCCCTGTAAGGCTTCCTGACGCCTTTAGAACGGATGTGCCTGAACCAGCAAAGGTACCCGTAAGTGAGCCGGTAGAGGACAACGTAGCGGTGGCGGAACCGGAGAACGAGTAGGGCCCAGAATCGGCGGCAACGATGTAGTCTGCCGATGAGCCATTGAACGAATACGAACCCGTAGCCGTAGCCGGATAGACAACTGTGCCGGTAGCTGAACCGCTAAACGTGCCAGTGGCCGAGCCGGTGGGGGAGTATTGCGTTAGCCCTGCGTAGGCTTGGCCTAGGTAGGGCGCACCTAGATAGTTAGCGCCAAGCATCTAGTCTCTTTAACTAAGGCCGACCCACCACGGGTAAGCAGCAGGCGTGATGGACGTTGATGTGTAACTACTTGTAAGCGTTGCGGAAGAAGCGGTGCCGAAACGTAGGCCCTTCTGGAAGCCATTGTTAATGTTTCCCTGAATCAACGGGCTGACGTAAAGAGCGCTTGAGTTTGCGCTTCGCACCAGGGTGCCGCCACCAGTTGATGAGAAGCCAATGAAGTAAACGCCCGTGGCAGGGATAGTCACTGCCGAGCCGAGCGTGAACTGGCCCAGCGTAGTTCCAACAAATGACCCCGTAGCGGAGTAGTTCGTTCCTGTGACAAGTCCGTTAGGCGTTGAACCGCTTGCGCTGTAGTAAAGGCCAAACGAGATTGTTCCGGACGAACCCGCAGAAGAGCAGAGCATGTTGTAAGTTTGGAACGTCTGCCCAGCGATGAGATACACGGCGTGGAAATAGGATGTTAAAGTAGAAACCGCAGAGACGTTGGTGGTTGCCGCAGCGATGTCATACGTTTCGGCGGCAAAGCCCATAACAATTGAACTGGCGTTCTGGTTGTTTTGCAGTCCAAGGTTGGCTCCGTAGCCGGTACCGCCGTTAGTTACCGGCAGGGTTCCGATGACCGCGGAATTGAGTGATACGTCGCTGATTGTGTTCGTTATGCCGGAGATTGACTTGTTTGTCAGCGTGTCCGTAGTGGCACGTCCGACCAAAGTGTCTGATGAGGCTGGCATGGCCATCGTTACTGAAGTAGTGGCACTAGGGCTGACAGTTGTATTTCCAGTTGCGCCGCCAATGCTTCCATTGTATAGCGATAACTGCCCTGGAAACCCAGAGCCACCAATATTTGTAAAGAGTGGTCCGGAAATGGTGGGGCCTGTTGATAGGACTAATGAATTGCCGCCTGTGGATGTTGTCGTGCCAGTACCGCCATTGGCCACAGGAAGAACGTTTGCCATCTGCGCAAGGTCGGTGGTAACGAAGCAGAACCAGACGCCACCAGTAAAGACAAACGAGTAGGCGGCGTTGAGGGGGATGGTGTATGAGGTCGAAGCACCGTAAACGGTTCCCGAGACAGAGATTGAGTTGGTGCCGCCCTTGATGTTCACGGTGTAGGGCGACAGGTTCTTAATCTGATACAGCGCACCGTTCTGGGGGCTTGCTGGCAAGGTGATGGTCTGGCCTGATGTGCCCGTGGTCCCAAAGATAGTGAACTCGCCAATGCCAGCCGTGGCAGTAGCGGAACGGTTTACGAGGGAGTTCGGAACTTCGTTCGTCCAAGTGCCAGGAGTGCCGCCGGTAATACAGACCCAGAACGTGCCGGTCTGGTCGGCCACGATGTCGCCAGCCGTGAACGTGCCGGTGGTGGGTGGGCCAGAGGTGGTCGTTCCAACGAGGCGTGACGAACTGGCAGTCGCACCCGTGAGGCCAGTCACCTTGATGTCGGGAACCGAGACTTCGCCGGTGAACGTAGCGCCGGAGAGGGGTGCCAGCTGGCTCAGCAAGTTAGCGTCAATCGTCTGGGCAATCTGATAGCCAGCCGTGATGCTCTGGGCTGTGGTTCCATACTGAGCTCGGGTAATCGTGAAGGTGTCGGTGCTGACCGCCGTGACACGGACGATTTCGGCGTTTGTCGTAAGGGGCTGAACGCCAGCAGGCCAGATAGTTGCGTCGAACGGGGCAGTAGGAAACAAAGAACCTTGCCCAGCCGTGACCACCAGCGACGTACCGGACGTGGCCGGTGAGGGTGCTGTGGCTACCAGGCTGTAGGCAAAATTCTTTAACGAATCCATTTATTCCTCGTCGTTCGTTTCGGGCAGGGTGTAAGTTGCTACGGCAGTAGCGTTGAAGGTCTGCTCGTCAGGCATTAGGAAATCGACAGCGTGACCGCGCCAGTGGCGAAATTGACTGAGATACCGCTAGGAAGCGAGCCAGTCAGACCAGTGGTGGTACCACCGCCGAGGTAGGTACCAGAGGTAGAGGCAGTCCACACGCCAAAGTAGCCAAGACCACCCGCAGCGGCAGGCAGGCTGGTGAACGTAATGGATGCCGTGTTGGACTCCGAGCCAGCAGAGGCAGAGGTGAACACGATGGCCTGACGTGCGTATGAGCCACCAGAGATTTCGTTCGCGCCGTTCTGGGCGGGGTCGCCTGAGTGCAGGGAGAGGTAGTAAGTGGTACCTGGTACAAAGACACTAGAAAGTGCTGTGTTCTCTGATGCTACCGATAGACGTGCCATGATTGCTCCTTAAAGGACGGATTCGCCCTTGCTAATAGCGCCTTGAATTTCATCAAGTTGCTTACCGAGTTTTGTGTCGCCACGGAGAGTGGTGTTCGTTTCCACTTCCCATTTAGAGTCAGCGCGGGCTTCAAGCCGAGCTGCGCCCTTGACGGACTTGGGCTGTAATCCGTTCTTGCGTAGGCGCCGGTAGGCTTCCACGTCTTTGTGCATTACCGCAGTATCCTTCTCGATACGTGCGGCTTCTGAGCGGGTAGGCATTGCCGAAGAAGCAAAGCCAACTGATGCGACCTTGCACCCGAAGCAGTCGGGGATACAAAGTCCTATTCCGTGAGGGATTGCGGTCATGCTATACAAGCTCCATATCCAGCAGCCGTAAGCGCATTGGCTTCAGGCTGAGAAACCACTGTTGGTCCTAAGTACACTTTAGTAACGTAAGGGTTCTGAGATACGGTGGTCTTTACTTGCTCAAATGGGTATTTGGTGTAGTCCACGTAGTACGAGGTAGAGTACGGCGCAGACGGGTCGTAGGGGTTGTACGGATACGGGATGTTCGTATTCGTGTTGGCAATAACGCCACCGCTGGGGTCAAGGCCATTGGGCGTGTCCTGTACAAACGTACCGTCGCTCAACGCAAAGACAGTGATGTACCGTTTGCGATTGGGGAAGTACCTAAACAAACGATTCCCCAGCCCACCTGCGAAGGGCAGGATGGGTGGGTTATCGTATGCAACTGGTGGGGTGAACGTCTGTAGCGTTGTCACCCAGGACTACTTTCGGCCTTGTGCCCCTAGGCGCAGAGCTGATTCAGAGTCCGTAAGTCCACGACCACCAGTGGTCTGAACTTCTGGGCGTGGCGCAGTAGCATTGCCGACAGGCTTGTTCACGCGGTCAACGCCCATCTGCATCTGCTCAAGCAGAGTAGTAGGGCGCATATCCACGACAAAACCATCGCGGTTGGCGTCAACGCTGTAAACGGGGTCAAAACGGCTTGGCATTAGATGTCCTCTCGAACCTTGAAGGGCATCACTTCTGGCTGAATAGTCGCAGGTGCGTACTGAATCTCAGTGATGCCGGTAATCATTGGGGCCATGAAGCCATCGCGGTTTGTGTTTGCTTCCATGCCACGGTTGGACGGACCAGTCGTGGTGGTGGATGTCACAGGCGTTGGGATGATGCCAGTGTCAATGGTGTTAGGCGCGGTGCTACGAAGGTCGTATTCCGAAATCTGCTTAAAGGCAGCGCGTGATTCCATTACATCCACCTCGCATCGGTCATGTCGCAGTTCCCGCAGTAGCAGGGGTCTGAGGTTTCGCCCTTAACGGCTGATGCGTTGTTTGCCTTAGCAGCAGCAACGCGGTCAAACGAGCGACCTGGGATTTGTCCCGCAGAGTCAAGGCCACGAGTGAGGCCGAGGCCAGTAGGTACAGTCATTGGTACTCCTAGTTTTTAGGTAATTCTTCCGATGTGAATTGGTCGGAGATGGGGACGAGTACACCATTACGGTCAGTCAGTCGACCACATACAAGACAGTGAATTTCATCAATCCCTGCCTGTACGTCGCGTGAGCGACAGGCGGCGCAACTAAAAGGCCATGGCATACTCGTCCCCTACCCTAACTAGTTGATGACACCAGACGAGTTGATGTTCTCGCCAAGGTCAACAGCAGGAGTGAACGTTGAGGCTGCGTTCAGCGTGTAGCTAACGTCAGTGTCCAGCAACGAGGCCGACTCAATGCGGATGATTGATGCCTGACGGAAGATGCTGTACGCACCCAGCCAGTACCAACCCAGCGGCACGTAGCGGCGCAGGCGGTCGGTGATGGGACCAGGAACAACGTGTGGGAACGCGCCGTTTCCGTCAATCATCGAGTACGCCTTAGCAAGAGCCTGGCGACCGAGAATCATCGTACCGTAGACGTTAGGCGAACCAACGAAGTTGGACATCAGAACCGTACCCGTGGTCACAGTACCCGTACCAGTCGTGGTGAACGTGCTGGCTCCGGTGTTAACCGAAGCGACAGTCACAGCGTTAGTAACGGTAGCACCGCTTGACGAGAGGACAGCGCCGACCTGCGGAGCAGCACCCGTGTACGAGCCAACACCCGTGACCGATGAGGTCTGAGCCGTGGTGATGGTGTAGGTACCAGCTGACGTGGTGCCACCTGAACCCTGGAAGATTGGAGCGCGAGGCGTTTCAATCCAACGGACACCTTCGAAGGCACCCAGTTCACCAGTCCAGATTTCACCTGGCTGAGCGTACACGTGTGGGGCACGCCAACCCTGGATGTTCGAGCCGGAGATGGACTCGCCCTGAAGGTCAGCAACGATGTCGGGGTGGACGTAACCAACGTACATACCGCCGAACGTAGGCACGTTCTGGGCACGCAGGCGGGCACGAGCAACGCGGATGTCGAGAGCCGAGATGGTGTTGTTAGCCTTGGTGATACCGGCACGAGTCGTCACTGAGGGGTTGAGCGTCGTAGCACCCAAGCCGGATGCGTACATCACGTTGGTGCCCTGGTCAAGTGCGGAACGAGCAATCGTGTCCAACGAAACACCAGCGTTGTAACCAACCACGTTGGCAACTACTGGGTCAATGTCCACGAACGAGGTGCCACGCAACTTGGCGGTGGTGAGTACGGCGTTACCGTATTCGGCCAAGGTCAGAGTTACCTGTGAGTCGGAGAGTGCAACGGTAGCCACGTCGCTGTTCTCGGACAGGGCCGAGGACGAGATGGGCAGGTCGTTAACAATCGTGAACGTTACTGAAGAACCAGGCATCGACTGTGCGGTGGGCTGGACGTCAGCAGCGGCGTCAAAGTACAGCTCAGGACGAAGGGCGAAGTACGCCAGTCGGTCGTATGCTGCCTTTGAGAAATCAAGCGTGCCTGAGCCGGTGTAGGCGTCAGTACCCGCTACGTTGCCAAATTCATTGGCCATGGTGGGTTCCTTTCAAGGAGATTGTGAAAGGCTTAGAACATACCCGTTGTGGTGACGCCGACCTTACGGCCTACTTCACCAGATGCGATTCGCATGACTTCTTCGACGCTTGATGCGTTGGCCAAAGCAGCGTAGTACTCCTGAGTCGGGTCTGGTGTAGCACCAACCGAACCAATAGTCGCACCCTGCGCTCGACGCAATGCTTCGAGTTCGATGTCACTCGATGGTGTTGCCTGCTGAGCGGGAACATCCAAAATGCCGTACTCACGGGCCTTTTCGCGGATTGCGTCTAGGTCTGCTTCGCCACGGTACGCGTCACGGAAAAGATTTCCGAGAGGCGAGTCTGGGATTCCTGCCTTCGCCAGCAATACTTCACGCTTCTGATTCTCAAGTTCCTGGCGCATCTGCTCCAGTTCCTTACGAGCCTTTTCTGCTTCTCGCAACTGCTTCCGAATATTCGGGTCTAGCGGCTGGTTCTGCGGCTCTTCATCAAATTCGTCATCGTATGCCATGCAATCGCTCCTTGCGGGTACGCACTTTGCCAGAGGTTAACAAAGCGGAAATTCGGTTAATGCACGCTGGTACGCACCAAGGTTGTGCAACCCTTGGCGGGTTAGGGACCAGCGCGCCTGCGGCCAGACAGGGCCAATCACCTACGTTAATTGTACATTGCAATTAGGTATATGTTACGCTACTAGGTTCGGGCTGAACCAAGACCGACAACACCCTTAGCGCTTTCGGCGTAGCCACCACCCTTTTCAAACGGGGCAACCTTGGCTTGTTCGGCGCGGGCCACCTGTGTCTGGGCGGCAATTTGGTTCACCCCACCAAAGCCAGCGAGTTGCGCGGCGATAAGGGTCTGAGTGTTAACAGTTGGGTTGGTCTGGCCGGGCAGGTTTTGAGTCAGGGCAACATCACGAGCTGCGTTCTGAACACTCCCCTCAATCTGGCTAACGCCATATCCAAGACCCTGATTTCCTGTCGTACCGGCCAACTTAGCCATTTGAGCCAACTGGTTGTAGTTGTCCGAAGTAAGACCGCCGAGGCCAACACGCTGGGTGTAGTCCTGAATATCAGCATTTGCGATGGCACGTTGCATACCAGGCAAGCCTTGATTGCCTTGGCCCTTGGCGTTGGGCATAACACCAGTAATCATGTAGTTCATAATGTTGCCTTGCGTCAGGCCGTACTGGTTCTGGAGGATATTAATAACGTTCTGGTCAGCGTTTTGGTAAGCAGACCAGAAATCCTGAACGCGCTGCTGGTACTCAGATGCCGACACGTTGTTATTTAGCAACTGTCCAATCTGGGCGCCCGTTGGCATAGGCGCACCGTATTGGGTGGCCTCGTCTTGGATTCGAGCGGCGTAGGATTGGTACTGCCCTTCGGTCAAGCGAACATTGCCGGTTGAGGCGGCGTTCTTGTTGTACGAAGCCAGACCAGGGAACGCTGCGTTGTATGAGTCCTGAAACTGCTTTTGCCAGCCAGCCGTAGACTTACCGCCAATGGTGGGGGGTGGGGCAATGTTGCCACGGACAATCTCAAGAAGTTCGTCGGTGTTAGTCACTTGGTCGCCGTAGTTGGTAATGATTGCCAAAACCTTGTTGGCGTCTACGTTGCCAAGACCCCAGTTTTCAAGGTATTGCGAAACAACGCCATATGAACTTTCAACCTGTGAAGCGGTGGCCGCCCCAAGACCAGCTGTGGCCAATCCACCACCATTGATGCTTACGACAGCCTTTGTAATTGGTGGCTTGTAAAACTCTGCGTAGTTGGCGAGGTTGCCACCCGTTGAGTCAAGCGCAGCCGTAACTGCCTTGTCAATGACCCCAGCATCCTTTGAGCCTGGCTGGTAGTCAGGGGTAAAGAACGTAGATACAAGTGCGTTGTACTGGGCTTCGTCAATCTGCCCAGCCGAACGTGCGTTACCAATAGCCGCATACAGTTCAGCCGCATTGTGAGGTGGCAGTTCCGTGGGGACTGGCGTGGTGGACGATGCTGCTGTCTTGTACGAGAGCTTCAGACCAGGGCGAATACCGAAGCGTGATGTAATGCTTGCTGGGAGCGTTAGCGAGCCGGACTGAATAGCGCCTCCGCTACCGCCTCCGCCTCCGGCACTTGGGTTAAATGTAGGACCACTCATTACTGGTTGCCTCCTGGGTTCGAGAAGTGGGTGTTCATTTCTTGCATAACTTTTGAAACCCTGTCAATGGCTTCTGTGGTGTTGTGGTAGCCAAAGCCAGGTTCGTTCATAATGTGTTGCTTCCACTCGTCTAGCGACATGGGCGCAGGGCGACCCGTCTGTGGGTCAACGCCACCAGTAAGGGCGCGTGTGGCCTTGGGGTCAGACTGGAAGTTAGGCTCGAAGTCCTCACCGAGTTTCTGCTTGGCAACCTGACGGTAGGGGTCAAGGAGATAGGCGGTGGGGATACCGGAAGCAATCTGTTTGGCTAGGGTCGGGTAAAGTCCCTGTGCCGTGGTCTTGATGTATTCCTCAAATGCCTTTGCCTTTTCCGGCGTCACGTTGTCGCCAGCAATTTGTTCAAGCGTTCCCTTTGACATTGGAACGTGGTAAAGCTCTGCCATGTCGGACAGGTCCTTTACCGTCATTGGCTTTGTTTCTTCTGGTGCTTTTTCGTCTGCCATTATTTATCCTTGCGAGTTGAACGAGTTTTTGGTTGGGAATTCAGACATGATTTTTAGGACGTTCGAGATGCTGGCGTTGTTGAGGTCATCAGCGTTTGCCTTCAGCACCTGCGTGTATTCGCTGTTGTACACCGCTGTGTTACTCATCTGCATAATCGTTGGCAAGGCGTTCTTGTAGTAGGTGTACGCACCAACCAAAGTGCTAACCTGCGCTTGCGTTAACAGCCCCTTGCTGACAACTTCTTTCTGCATGCTGGTTGACGAAACAAACTTTTCAAGGTCGTTCATTACGGCAATCTTGCGAGGCAGGGCGGTAGAGCCAAACGGACTGCCGTTGGTCAACCACGTTGGGTTGTAGTTGTCACCAAACGCTTCTGCTTCTTTCTTAAGCGCCTGCGAACCGGCGTAGTCAATGGTGCTGGTTGTGATGTCGCCAGTCCACTTACCGCCGTACATGGGGTTGGAGTAGTACGCAGGGGCAAGCAGGTTGTAGTAAATGTTGTCGCCCATTGACGTAAGCACAGCGTCCATGTATTCCTTTGGCGTGTCCGTAGAGCGCAATCCCAAAGAAATCTGCGACTGATGCGCTGGGGCAATCCATGAGCCATTGGAAGGAATAAGGTCGGCGGCGAGGAACGGGATGCCATCCTTGCTCAAAAGGTTAGGTGCTTTTTGTGCCCAGCTCATGTATGCCTGGTTCTGTGGAAAAGCGCCAAAAGGTGTCTGTGACGTTGATACCGTGTCAAGCGCACCCATTGGGTCCTTAATGGCAAACTCTTGGTACGCGGCGTTCAGCGGGATTTGGCTACCGTCTGGCAACTTCTGCTGCATAATGGCGTTCAGTTGTGCGGAACTACCAAATTTTTCGATAAGCGACGTTGGCACCGGCAAAGCAAAACTTGTAAGAATCTTACCAACGAACAAAGCCTGAGCCGCCGTGTTTGCTTGGTCTAAGAACTGCTGACGATTGGCGATACCTTGTTCGCTATTCTTGTCAAAGTTGTAAGACATCTGCATTTCAGAGGTGCCCACAGCCCAATTAGTCAACTGGTCGCCACTAAGCTTGTAAGGATTTTCCTTCATGTTTTGCTTAATAAGGTCGGTAATCATGCTGTCAAACATGCTGTGCATCGCCTTGACCTTAAGCGCCACAATGGTTCCTGCTTCTGGGTCCATGCCAGCACGCTTAGCAATTTCATACAGACCAAGCGTTTCGGCATTGCGATACGTTGATGATGGGTCGAGGTCGCTCCAGATGCCTTCTTGTGAACCAATAGGTCCAAGGACATGAGCCATAAGTCCTTGGTAGAACGGCACGTTGGCCATACCCGCGGATGACAAGAACTTCATTGGAATACTGACAAGGGCGCTCGCGCCTGGGTTAAGTGCGTTCTCCAACATTGGCCAACCTGTGCGGTCGCCCGTGAGGAACACCGAGTTAAGAGAACTGATGTTTGCGCTAAGGCCAAAGTTAATTCCCTTAGTCGATGGCCCGCCAGTAAGGATGTCAGTCAAGAAATTACCCAGCCACTCCGAGTGAGGGATAGTCAAAATAGTCTGACCGTTTTGGCTGTGCGTTTGGAAATAGTTAGTAGCCGCCAAGTTAACCTTGAGGTACTGCATAAACGCCTGTGGGTTTTCTTCAAGTAGACGGAACGCACGCTTGTACGCCTGGTTTTTAGCAAACCAGAACGGGGAGTAAATGCGAGAGTTGCGCTCAAAGGCGGCTCGGTCCATCGGGTTGTGGATGAACTTGGTCATCTTTTGCAATGAAGAATTCATCGCCTGAATTTCAGCTTGGTCTTGGCTTACTACGCCCGCAATAATACGGGGACGCAATTCTTCCATTGCCAAGTGGTATTCCAACATGTAAATAGGCTCACGGCTAATCCATGAAACAAGTCGGCCAAAGGTTTTGTCAAGAACTGCGTTTGTGACACTACCGCGTAGTTTCATCAACTTGTTAAAGTTGCTCACACCGTCTTGCCACGAGAACTGAACTCGCTGATGCGTAATCAAGTTCTTGGGAGCGCCATCAAGTTTGCCGTATTCCTTTGCCAAATCAGGTGCGCTCTTAATGTTGCCCGACAATGCCTGGTCAATGAAACTTGGGTGGAAAACAAATTCGCCGTTGTCCTTAAGGCCACCCACAATGTTCATTACGTTGTAGGCACTTGACTTGGACAAGTCCTTCAAGGGCACACCTGTGCTGATGCTGGGGTTAGACAGAACCATCTTAGACGCAGGAAATTGGCTAAGTTCTGAGTCGCTCAGAAGCAGTTTGCGGCTAAAGTCCAATTCGGTAAGTTCGCTAAGCAACTTTTCAAACTCTGCGTTATTACCCACAACTGGGCCGTTCTTCTCAACCCAATCCTTAATGTCGCGCAAGATGACATTAAGCTTCTGGTCCATGTGAGCCAGACGCAAGTTCTGTTGCAAAGCCGTGACAATTTCCTTGCGCTCGGCAAACTTGAACTTCGACGTTGGGATGCCCTTTTTTGAAACAGTCATGCTTCCAGCATCGTCAACGCCACTGGTGCGACTCCTAACGCCCTTCTTGACAGAGTTGCCATCAAGGGCTTTTGAAGCACCGTGGCCCACGTCAGGGATAGCGCCATTGGTGACTGACAGCAAGTTAACGAAGTCATCAAGCATGCGGTAGAACTGGTCGCCCGTCATGGTCTTAAGAATTCCACGCTGAGTACCAGTGATTGCACCGCTAAGGAAGTCGCCAGGGTGGTGTAATACTTCAGCCGTGTCAAGAACAAAACGCTTAATAACGCTTGCCTCTGAAACCTTCATAGTTGCGCGTGCGCCACTAGAAGCCATGTTTACAATGTTATTTTCAGATGGAAGTTCTGGAGCCTTTACACCTTCACCAAGCAATTCGGTCGGCTTCATTTGGCCAGGAACATAACCAAAATCGTCGGGTATGATTCGCTCCATACCGCCTTCAACCACGCGAGGCAGAAACCCACCTCTGCCGCCTTCTATCCCGCTATTACGAACAACGAGGACGGGAACGCTTTTCAAACCTAATTGCTCGGCGGCGATAAGACGATGATTTCCTTCACCAAGACGTGCCAATCCGTTTTTGGGATTGTACTCTATTTGCAATTCTGTTTTGAAACCGTTTTCCTTGATGTCTTGCTTCAATTCATCAATGTATTTTTGAGCTGCTCCTTCGCTTCTTAATTGAGCGTGTCCGCCAAGTCGGTCATACTCACGGTATTTAGCAACCTCATTAATGTCAATCCATTCAGTTCTTTCATCACGCGCACGCAAAGCGTTTTCAGACTTGCGACGAATATAGTTCGTAAGCCCTTCTGGCGTTTCAGAAGCCATGTTTGCAGAACTACCACGGCTGACAACGCCACCCTTTTCAGGCGCCAAGCCAACATGTTCAACCTTGCCATCCGGGTGCAAAATTGCTGCTTCCCACTCAGGGTCCTTGCCAGCAGGTCCTAGGTCAATAGTGGCCTCTGCCAATGGTCGGATGTTCTGCATGCGCTTAGCAATAGAAACGCCCAGGCGTGACTCAATAAGAGCAAGCGGGTCAAAGCGCAAAATGTTGGGGATTGCTTCAGCGCCAGCAATACGCCAAACGTAGCCACCAGTTGAAAGCATGGCAGGGACAAAGTAATCAGTTACAAGTCGATTAATGTTGTCCACGACAAGATTGCCACGGTTCAAGTATGAGGTGTAGTCAATTTGCTTGCGTAGGAACTTGGCAGCCAGTCGGTCACGTTCTTGGATTTGCTTGTTTAGACCAGACTTAATTGCCTTGCGAACCTCGGCGGTAAGTTGTTGCTTCTCGTCGGTGTGAACAGCAAGTTGTTCGACCCACTCGCGGAAGTCGGCCATTTTGACGCTGGGGTCGCGCAACTTATTAAGCAGTTGCCTTTCTGCATCGGCAAGTGCTTGAACACGGCCCTCTTGCGTAGCAACGGCTTTGGCGTCTGCGGTAGCGGTAGCCTTGAGTGTTGCCAACTCGCTTTGAGCAAGGTCTGATTCCTGGAAAATCTTTTGTGCTGTTACCACAAACTTTTCAGTGACGTTAAGACCGCCTTGGGTCCGACCAGCTGCGATAAGGTCCTTGACAGCACGCACAGCATTGTTGTATCCGTAGGTGCGCTCAGCACCGTGCATGGCCGAAGTGTAGGCACCGCTTCGACGTGTGGTAATTTTATCTAGGTCTGCGGTCAAGCCCTCAAGGGTGGCGCTCTTGTATTCGGCAGCGGCCAACATTGCGGCTTGGTCTAGGTATCGCAAACGCTGGCCAGACTCAATGATTGATGAATCAAGACCCCTAAGTACCGCTGACATTTTCTGGGTCAAACCAATAAGTTGCCGTGGGTCAATAAAGTTTGCCTGCGATACGTGCAAGTCACCGTGGCCAAAGGTGCCGCCGATAGAGCGGTCGCCAGGTGCGTTGAACGTAGAGTACAACTGCCCCATGTCACCGTTTACATACAAACCACCGTCGCCACCACCGCCACCTGCGTCGTACAGATTTACAACGGCATCATTAATGGTTTGTAGAAATTCTGCGGCTACAGCATCGTGCGTCGTTTTGGGGACTGCTGCTGCTGCTGCTTGGTCCACCATGCGACCTGTCAGGTTAAACAACGTGTGCATGAAGTCCTGTGGGTCTGGAGTTGAATCAAGGATTTCACCAATCTTTTCAACTTCAGCGCGGCTTACGGTGCCGGTAGCCAACAGCATGTTCTGCAACGCAGGGATTGCCTCTTTGCGTCCAGCCTTAAAAGTCGCGCTTTTAACGTCTGGAATAATCCCTTTCTCAACCGCATCTTCTTGGTACCAAGGTGCGGATACAAACTTCTTGCCAGCCCAGCGACGTGCCCAAGCAAAACTACGCTTTTCTAACGTAGAAGTTGCTTCGTCAACGCTCTTAGCACTTGCGTCAACGCCTTCCTTGTCAAGCGTTTCTACAGCCTTTTCAAACGACATGCCACTACGCAAAGCACGACCAATGGTGCGCCAAATCTTCATAGATGGCATAACGCCACGAGTGATGTAGTTGGAGTCGGCCAACTTAGCAAAAACTTCAACCACTTGCTCAGGCGTTTTGGCCCTAGCAACCTCTTGAACAATCTTGTCCATTTCTGCGGGCGTAAGACCACTAAGAACTTTATTCAAAGCCTTACGAACCGCTGGTGCCTTTGAGTCGGCAAGATATTTTAGGAAGCGTGCGCTACGTGGAGTAGTGCCAGCGACACGGAAAACGTCAGCGCCAGTCTCAACACCCAGGCCCTTCCAAGCTCCGCTGAACAAACCCTTAGCGCCAAGTGCGCTGTTTTCGACTTCTTTAGCGTGTGCAATAAAACCAATGGGGTCGCCCGCCATTGCCGTTGTAGCGTCAATAGCACCGGAGATGAGTCCGTTCTGCTTTACGCCGAGCGCCTCAAGCAAACCTTGACCAGAACTGGTGTGAACCAAAGTACGACCAAACTTGTCTACTGGGTTTCCACCCTGCGTAAGATTCCAAAGCTGGCGGGTTTCTGGATTTGCTTGCGCCTGAATACCCGTAAGAACATACGTCGCAAATGGCTTAGGGCCAAAATTGATTTTAAGCAAAGTTTTCAATGCGGCCAAAGGTACGCCGGGCAAACGGCCAGCGGCTTCTCCAACCCTTACGCCCGCCCGCTTTGCTCCCGATAAACCGCTTAGGCGTTCTTCGTCAGCTGCTTTTGCGGCAGCGGTTGCTTCCTCCCTTGCCGTTTCACGAGCCTTCGCTGCTTTGGCGACAAGGTTGCGAGAAACATCTTCTGCGGTGCCAAGGCCCGAATTAATGCGTGCTTCGGTTGAAGCGATTACATCATCCGAAGTTGCAGCCTTTGGAATAAGTCCGGCCTCATCGCCCGCCATTGCCGCAATAAAATTTGGCAAAATATTTGCTGCGGCGGCTGCCATGCCATGTCGTGCGGCGTAACTGTCGTAATAAGCCAACAAGTTTTGTATTGGCCGCAGGTCAAAATTGTTTGATGGCATTGGCGTAATGCCATTGGCAAGATTATTGAGCGTAGTAAGTGCATCTGAAACATTATGGCCAGATGCCAATTCAGCCCCAGTTATTACTGTGCGATTAGTTGCGTTAAGAAGTCCTCCGGCAAGGGCACCCGTACCCTCCACAAAACCGCCAACAATGTCGCCAAAACCAATGCGTTCAATTGGATTTTTACTTTGACGTACTGTTTGGATACCTTGTTCAACTTTTGTTGGAAAACTGTTAAGCCAAGCCGCGGTATCGTCATACGCGTTTACAACGCTCCCCCACCAACCGCGTCCATTGCTAACGTGGTCTGCGTGTTGAGATACAACATCTTGAACACCACTAGAGATAGAGGCAAAGCGCGATAGGGAGCCCAACGCCGGTCCATCAATACCGTCCAACGAAGCAAGCGTTTGAACCGCAGTTGGGTCAGACTTAAGGTTAGGGTTAGCTTTAATTAAGTCTGCGACTTTATTTTCGTATGGGTTTGGGGGCGTAAAAAATGCCTCGCTAGTTGGTGAAGTCTGGTCAGACATTAAGCTCCCATTGATGAGGCAAGGGCACCAAGTTCAGCCAATATTGGCGATGTGGTGCCACGTGATGCGGATGCGATTCGTTGCATAATTGGCACAGTGTTTTGACGCATGGCTTCTGAGCCAGGTCCAGGGCCAAAGTCAAGACCTGCAGTTACAGGTTCGCTTGGTCGATTGGTTTGCTCAAGGTAGGGCAGCTGGCCTGGTCGTGGCAATGGCTGTGCTGCGGCCTGCGCGGGGGCGGCTGGCATGCTCTGTGGTGCTGCGCTGACTGGAGATGCTCCCATAGGTATCGCTCGCTGTGCCTCTCGCTGTGCGGTTGCTTTGCCGTATTCTTGGTTTGGTACCGTTGAGATTGGCTGGTTCAGGTCGGTGCGATTCGTGTACACCGTACCTGTCGTGCCTTGGCGTGCGCCGCCCCTACCCTTACGTGGCATTTATTACACTCCTGCTGGTGCTGGTGCTGGTGCCTGTGCGACCGCTGGCGCCATCTGTGCGCCACCCATAGGTGCGCCACCGCCAGAGTGCAGTTGCTCAAGCAAGTCCTGTAGGCTTGGCTGTCCTTGTGGCCCCTGAGGTGTTGCGCCCTGGATGGGGTTCTCTGGGCTTACGCCAAGACCAGGCTGCTGGTCAGGCGTAGGTGCCTGCTGCTGTGCCTGCATCTGTGCCTGCTCGTGTTGCTTCTCTTGCTCTTCCTTGTGAATCTGAGCAACGGCATCTTCCAGCGTGGTGTGACGCTGTGACTTAGCCTGAGCGATACGGGCGATGATGCTAGGGTCTAGTTGGCCCTGAGCAGCCTGCTGCTCAAGACCCGTAAGCAATGCTTTACGCAGACCTTCAATTTCCACAAGGTCAGCCTCACGAGCTGGGTCCTTGATAGCTGGGTCCATGGTACGGGCCGTTTCGTTGGACATGATGCCCATCCCCACGCGCTGACCAATAGACACCACCATAGAATTGATGTCACTTCCCGGCATTGGGTAAACAACCTTTGACATATCTGTTTCAAAGGTTTCGTTTGGTACATAATCGGGGCGCGTGACCTTTCCATCGGTGCCAAAGAAGAACATACTTGGCTTGTTGCCGTAGTACGCCTTCATCATCTTCACCGCACGAGTATTCTCCAACTCCATTGAGTTAGCCAGAATCTCCTGGTATTCCTGAAGTGGCATGTCGATAGCCGAACCAAGAACGGTGGCACCACGGCGGGCTGTGCGGATGTTTGAGCCGGACTCGCCATTGAGTTCCTGCGGGATGTTACCCGTCATACGCTGGGCACGCTCAAGGTTGCTGATAGCAATCTGTGCGTCCTGCGTCTGCTGCGGGTGGATTATTTGGATTTGTCCCTTATCCAGAATTCCTCGGATACCCATCTTGCCATCGGCCTCTTGGATAATTCGGGGACTCGTGGGTGAGTTGGCGGGGGAAACCACCCACTCATCGGGGAACACGTTGCGGAAAACGGCGATGGTGTTGAGTGCGTCAAGTTTGGCCTCTCGTTGGTACATACCGAGCATCTGGTCAAACTGACCCTGCAAGCGGTCTAGGGTGATGCGACCGGCAATAACGACAGGGCAAACCTCTGCGCGGTTGGGGATACGTTCAAGGATGATGTTTGACGCCGACCCCTTGCCGACTTCTTGGCCGTAAGGGTTCTGGGCGGGACGTTCAGCGCCGACTGCGACCATAACGGTTTCGTCAGCGTCCATGTACTCAAGAATCTGAAACAAGTCAGACTTGCCCTTGTCACCACGATACAGAACTGACATCTGCTGGGGGTAGTTCTCTTGAAGCCAACCAAGCGGGCGTCGGTCGGCAAAGATGCAGTCCGTAGGCTCCATGTTGTCTGGGTCAATCATTGGCGACGGGTACGTGGCCAATGGGTTACGTACACGCCAGAACGGAATCTGTCGGCGGTCGCTGGGGTCAAGGGCAACGGGGGAAATTGAGATGGCCGACATACCATAGGCAGTCAAGTGGCGGGCGCGGCGACGAACCTTGGTGGTCATCTTGTTCATGTCCCACCAACCGAGGTTGGCCATACGGCGGTCGTGCGCCTTGTTCTCAGATGCCTGGATGCCGTTGCGAAGCGCAGGGTACTGGATGTCAGGCAGAACTGACGCTACTCGCATGGAGAACTGGTCAATACCCTGAGCAATAAGGTTTGGAATAGCGGGACGCTCTGCCTCGTCAAGCTCTGGCAGGGGAACGATAACGTCACCGTTGTAGTGGTCACGGACTTCAGCCATGCGCTTGAAGATACCCGAACGGCTCATACGCCGCTCTTGGTACATCATTACAATTTGACCAGCAGCCTTATCGTTGTCGGGAGACAATCCCATGCATTACCTCAAGTTCGCTAGTTGCGTGCTACGTACCCATTTGGGTCGCCACGCCTGTACCTGTCGTGTCTTAGGCTGGTAGAGGTTGGGGATGTTCCACTCAAAGAACCACTCAGCCATTACACAGTCATCTGTACGTCCGTGAGGGTATTTAGTAACCTCGTCAATCAAATGCATTGACCGAGTTTTACCTTCACCCTTACCCATCAATCTTACACGACCAAAGCGCCAATGCTGAGAAATCGTCGTAACACCGTAGTTGGCGTCACTTTTGTTGGTGTTGGTGTTGTGGGGGATTACTTCAACGCCGTTGAGTTGTCGCCAGCGTTTGAAGTGGTCATATTGGAGCATGAATCGCTGAGCGGCGTTTTGCTCAATGACCCATGTTTGTATCGGGAAACCGAGACTGGTCGATAAACGCTGCCACTCTTCCATGACCCCAGTGAATTCACCGAGATTGTAATTAAACTCAAGGAATTCGGGCGCTTCCATCTTTTTGCGAATAAGGTCAAGCAGAAACCGTTGCTGGCTCTCAGGGTGATATAGCCAGCATTGAATTGACCAATAGTTAGTTGGCGACGGGTCTGCCGTGGCGACAACCATGCAATCGGCAGGGTTGATGCCCGGTGGTATTTCCCATCGGTCGCGTTCCTTATCAATGCAGCCAGGCGAAGTTCCGTGTCCATAGACCCACTCGTTTCGTACCAAAGTTTCATCTAGCGCGATGTCCTCTTGCTGATAAACGACCGCAAAGCGTTCGCCACGGTTGGACATAAGGTTTGAGATTTCCCGCCAGGGTAGGCGCCGAGGGTCAAGTAGGCAACCTTTCGGGTACGCTTCGGCGTTTCGCTTATGACTGTCTGGAGCGCATTTTTCTTCGTAATGTGCGCGGTACAGCAAGTGTTTGTATTTCTTGTCTCGTCGCAGATTGGCGATTTCATCATCGGTAAGCTCATCTAAGGTATCTTCATCTTCTAGTGGTTGGGTCATGTCAAGTGCAAAACGGTACAAATCATCAGGAGCCAGGCGCTGACCAATGAGAGCAAGCATCCCAGCAGGTTCAAGGCGGGTTTCGGCCACGTCCTGATACCAGTCCTCCATCGCCTCGCGCTGCTCCGCCGAGCGCACCTTTCGAGGGTCCACGAGGTCGTCCCAAAAACAACCATCAAAACGGCCACCAATAAAACCAGAGTCCATACCGTAAGCACTTAGCGTTGGTTCCTTTTCTGAGATAGCCCCGTTTTCTTCGGGCTGCATAACAATGAACGCTTCATTGGTCCACAGTTCTTTTTCCAAAGGCTTAAAGCGCCCAAAGTCAATGGCTAGGGTTGATTCAGCATCTACCGCTTGGCCACGGGTTTTGAGCGTGTCATCGGCCAGCTCAGGAATAGTTCGCTCTAACGAACGCCTAACTCGCATCAGGTTTCGCTTTGCTAGAGACATTGTAGCGGAACCAGTCAGCAAACGAACCGAGCGGTTGCGACAGATAATCCA